GCGATACCGCTGACTGGTGCTGTCGTCGTCTCATCCACGGCGGCCGCAGGGCTGTCCACCGCGATACCGCTGACTGGCGCCGCTGCTGTCTCATCAACGGCTAGCGGCGGGCTGTCCACGGCGATACCGCTGACTGGTGCTGTCGTCGTCTCATCCACGGCGGCCGCAGGGCTGTCCACCGCGATACCGCTGACTGGCGCCGCTGCTGTCTCATCAACGGCTAGCGGCGGGCTGTCCACGGCGATACCGCTTTCCGGTTTGGCCGCATCTGCGTCAATCGCCAACGGATCATTTGCTGTAAACATCTATCTCGCCGGATCGGCGCTCGCCCAAGCCGCCGCACAGGCCGGGCTGAGTAGCGCCATCCTGCTCGCAGGATCGGCATCTGCCGGTGCTGGTACGTCCGCAAGCCTCACCACGCATATTACGCTCTCCGGCTCGGCGATTGCAGCCGCAGTGGCGTCCGGCGCGCTGACCGCCGCAAACACGCTGAATGCGGCGTACTTGTACGCTGCGCAACAGGCTGCGACACCGTTGTTCTACGTTACGTCGCCTCCACCACAGGCGAACATAGCAGTTTTTACGCAATCCGGCGCGTTCACCGTCCCATCGTATTCAAATTACTTTCTCGTAAGTGCAACGGCTGCGGGCGGTTCGCCTTATGGTGCGGCGGGGCGGCAAACGTCACGGCAACAGTTACCTGTTGCTGCTGGCGACGCGCTGACAATATCTATCTCGCCAAACGTCACTGTTCAGCGTGGGGGTCAAACATTGTTATCATTGCTGGACGGCGCGGCGTATGCAAAAGGCACGCAAGGCGGCCTACCGCAAGACTCTGGAATCGCCGGACTTGGCAGTGGGGTCGATCATGGCAAGCCGTTTCCAGCGGCGCTCGTTTTCATTTGGAATTGATATGTCAACTTTCGACGACGCTTTCACCGCCGTCATTGGTAATGAGGACGGCTACAGTAACAACCCCGCCGACCCTGGCGGCGAGACGATGTGGGGCATCACGCAGCGCGTAGCGCGTGCATATGGCTACACGGGCGCAATGAAAGACTTGCCATTGGAAACGGCTAAGGCTATCGCCAAAACAAAATACTGGGACGTATACTCGTGCGATAGCTTCGACCCACGAATTGCGCTCCAAGTATTTGATGCAGCGTATAATGGCGGCCAGCCGATTCTATGGCTACAAAAAGCAGTCGGCGCGCCGGAGGACGGCATTATTGGCCCTGTAACGACCGCCGCTGTGAACGCTGCCGATCCGCTGCAAGTCATTATGCGGTTCAATAGCTACCGGCTAAGTTACTTGACATCGCTTAGTTCATGGGCGACATTTGGACGTGGGTGGGCGAACCGGATTGCACATAACCTTTTACGCGGAGCGCAATGATGAGTATTACATGGGCGGACGTTGGGCACGCGGTTGGCCGCATAGCTCCGACTCTTGGCGCGGCGCTTGGCGGCCCTGCGGGCGCCGTGGTGGGGAGCCTGATTGCTTCAGCGCTTGGGACGAATAATGACCCCGCGTCAGTGAACGCCGCCATCGCCGCAGACCCGACCAATGCGGCTAAAATCATCCAGCTTCAGGCGGAGCACGAAGAAGCCCTCGCCAAGATGAACTTGGATTATGAGGCTGCGGTCGTCGCTGCCCAGGCGGGCGACATTCAGGCCGAGGCGAAGTCGGAGTCCTGGCTTGCTGCGAACTGGCGGCCTATTCTGATGCTGTCGTTTACGGCAATCATCGTTGTGAACTACCTTGTGTTGCCTGTTGCGCAATGGTTTGGAGTGACCGAGCCGCCCTTGACGCTGCCGCCCGATATGTGGGCGCTATTAAAAATCGGCGTAGGCGGCTATATTGTGGGTAGGTCTGGAGAGAAAATCGCACGGAACTTGAAATCATGATCTCGCTAAAGAAACAACTCGACCAGGGCACGATCCATCATTTTTCGTCGGGGGTCTATGCAAGGCAAATGCACCTCCCGAAAGGATCGTCCGCATTGACGCACAAGCACAAGTACGATCACTTGAGCATTCTGGCGCAGGGCGCGGTCGTACTGGTGACCCCCGAAGGGCGGCAACTGTATCGCGCCCCGGCTGTCGTGAACGTCCGCGCAGGGGTTGCTCATGGCGTCATAGCGCTCGAAGATTCTGTTTGGTTTTGCATTCACGCCACGGACGAAACCGACCCTGCCAAGGTTGATGAAGTCGTCATCCAGAAATGATCCGACAAGGAGACTGACATGCCCTTTGCTAGTATTATCGGCGCGGTCGCAGGGCCTCTTATTGGGAACGCCCTATTCGGCGGCGATAGTTCGTCGGGCGGCTACCAAGGTGGCTCATACCTTCCGCCTAACCTGACCCAAGCAGCAAATAGTGAGCTTGGCCTCATCCCGCAAATCGGGACAAACAACCTATATCAGCAGGTGTTGCCGTCCGCGCAAAACGCCGTAAACGGGGTGCTCAACAGCCCCTACTATAACCAAGCGCTTTCCGGCGCGCAGCAAGCGGCACAGTATGGAACACAGCAAGGTTTTCAGGCGGCCAATGCGGCGAACCAGCTTTACGGCCAAATGGGCCAGATTCCGTGGCTACAGAACCAGCTTGTTCAATCCGCGTTCGACCCGCAGACTCAGCTTTACAACTACCTACAAGCGCAGAACGCAAACCAAGTCAACGCAGACCTCGCCGCGCGTGGGTTGAACATGAGCGGGGCTGGCGCGCAGATTGCGGCACAGCAAAACCAGTTGTTCAATCAAAACTGGCAGAACAACCTGCTGAACCGGCAATTGGCAGGAGTGCGCGGGGTTGGTTCGCTTGATCAGGCTGCGGCGCGACTGGGCACAGTGGGAGCGAATATCGGCACGCAAGGAGTGGACTTGATGAACCAAGCCACGGCGATGCCGTACCAGACGCAAGTCAACGCGGTAAATTCGCAGCTCGGAATGATGAACGGCCTTGGGCAGATGGGTCAACAAGCCAACCTGCCGACTCAGCAACAGATTGCTGATTACAACGCCTACCAAGGGCTTGGAAACCCAAGTGCGCAGATTGCGCAACAAGGCCAACTCAATCAGGCGGCGCAAGGCTTTGGCGCGGCGATCGCCAAACCGATTGGCAATGTCGTTGGCAATATATTTAGTGGGTTGAATATAGGCGGCGGAGGCGGAAACACCGGCGCATATGATTTCTCCAACTACGGGTCGGTTTGGACTTAAGGGCTAAAAATGAACATCGGTAGCTACTTGCGGTTTGGCAACATGCTGGCTGGCGCCTACGACGCCAGCCAGCAAGATATTGCCAATCGGCAAAAACAGCAGCAACTCGACAATTTGCTGGCAAACAGTGCGCTGGCGCGTCAGGTTGAATGGCAGAATTTCCAAGATCAGCAGGCCGCCCTCGGAGGCTTAGGAGCGTATTTTCGCAGCCTCGTAAACAGCCTGCCGTCCGATCAAGACTCCGCGCCAGCGCCCGCGCCTGCACTCGCGCCCGCGCCAGCACCAGGGCAAGATAGCGCGCGGCAGCCGTTTCCGCCAGTAGGCACGGCGCAGACGTTCGCAGCCCCGCCGCAGAAGATACAAGCCGTGCCGCTCCCGGATGCGGGGCCGACCCCCGCCGCGAGCGATGTGGAGAACATCTTGCTCGACATGGCACGGAACGATAATCTGCGACCGCTCACGTCTGCGTCAGAGGCGTCACCAGCCGCGCCGATTCCGGGTGCAGCGCCAGTCCCTACGTTCGGGCCGGGGCGACGGTTTGACCACATTACAACCCCGGAACAGGTCGCCACTGCGGTTGACGCCAAGAAAATGCGTCCGAAAGATGCGGCAATCATCTTGCTCGACATGGCACGGAACGGTAATTGGCGAACACCCGCGCCCGCGCCTGCGCCCGCGCCAGGGGCATCGCCAGCCGTGCCGTCCGCGCAACAGGGCCAAGACGCTGATCCGCCGCTCCCAACTGGAGCCTATGGGCGTATGCTGGCTCTCATTCAGCACAATCAGCCTCTCAATCTTGCTGCTCAGGCTACTGCGAATCTGCTCAAGGCGCACCCAAACATGAGCGACCGCGAGCTTGCCCTCGCAATGAACACGATTAACCCGACGCTAACACAGCAAGCCAATGCCGCAATCCGCGAGGCAGGGTTGACCGACACGGAGTTTTTCAAGGCTATGGGTTTGCTGTTGCGCGAGCAAGGCCTTGGCGCGCGGTATCCTGGGCTTGGCTATGTTCAGTCGCCATACACACCGGATCAATTAGCGGCAGGCGCTGAATTGATGCGTAACGGGCAGCCGGTTCCGATGGGTATGAGGGTCTGGATCGAGCAGTCTTTTCCAGACATAGCACGCGAAGCAGTGCAAGGCAAGGCTCAACAGGCAGCGGCAAATGCCGCTGCCGTCTCCCCAATAAAGACGCAGCAAGCGATTAACACAGTCAAAGGTCGTTTACCGTATGACGTAGCCCGAGCAGTTGACATCGCCGCAGGAACTGAGCCTTACAAAGCTATGCTAAGCCGCGATAGGATCATAAACATGGCGGATGTTAAAGCCACCAGCGATGCTTTAAAGCAGGCGCAGAGCGCTCTATCGAATACTGAATCTGCATATAACGCACTGCATAAAAACTTCGCTGGATTGATGCAGGCGGCTAAGGATTATGGGCTTGGGCCAAACACGCCGATTAACTCGGTGTGGAATCGTTTGCGAAGCACGGTTGATCCAAAATATGCGTCCTTCGACCTGTTTTTGAAAAGCGTGCAGAGAGAGTTTGCGAGAGTTCTTAACCCTAATTCGGGCGGGCGGGGAATCACCGTGTCGGCCATGAAAGAGGCGGAAAATATATTGCCGCGCGATATGACGCTCGGCCAGTTAGAAGCGGCGCAAAGAACACTCGAAATGGAAAGCAAAAACGTTTTGGATAGCTTGCGTCAACAGAGAGAGTCACTTAGCGAGCAAATACGAGGTAGCAGCCGCCCACAGACGATGAGTCCAGAAGATCAGCAAGCGGCGGATTGGGCTAAGAAGCACCCAAACGACCCTCGCGCGACTGCTATCTCTCGGCACTTGAAGGAAAAGTATGGACTTTGATCCTGACGCCTATTTGTCGTCTGCCAAGCAGCCAGCAGGCGCGGGCGGGTTTGACCCGGACGCCTATCTTGCGAACAACAAGGCCGCAGCCCCAAACGCCGCGCCGCCAAAAGCCGCCGCTCCAAGCGCCGGGGCCGGGATGGATTGGTATAGCGCTGTGCGAAAGGCGCCCGGCGCAATATGGCAGGCTTTTGGCGATTTGATGAAGGCGGAGGCGTTGCCAGCCCTCAACGCGGCCAGCCTGATTCCTGGAAAGATTGGGGAACGAGCGCAGGCGACCGCGCGTGATTGGCAACGTGATGTTCCGCAGGCCACACAGTTTGTAGGCGGTGTTATCGGTGGCGCACCACTCGCAATGGGGGCTGCTGCACTGACCGAGCCGCTTATGGTGGCTTCCCCCCTGCTCGCGCCTCTAGTTACTACTGGCACTGGCGCCGCCCTCGGTGCGGCAACGTCGCGGCCTGGAGAGCGCGGTACTGGCGCGTTATTCGGCGCTGCCGGGGCTGCGATACCTAGTGCTCTACAAGCGGCGAAGTATGGAATTGGCAGGGTTTTTGCGCCAGGAATCAAGAACGCGACGGATGCGAACGCCGTGCGCGCCGCTCAAAACGCCGAATTCATCGTCCCGCCAAGCGAAATAACTGGCTCGCCTCAATTCGCGCGCGAGGTGGCTGGCTCTTTTGGGCCGTTCGCCAAAAAGGTTCCTGAGAAGAACATCGAGACGTTTGGTCGCCAAGTGTTCGACACGCTTGGGCTTAGAGGTGAGACACAAGTCAACGCGCGCAACGTTAACCGTGCAATACAAAAGATTAGTGGGGACTTCTTGTCGCGGATTGGCAACACCAAGCTCACAATCGACCCAAACGTTGCGAGCGCAATAGACAGCGCCATTACGCAAAACAAGCCCATGCTTGCGGAACTGGTCGCTAATCCGCAAAGCAAAGGGGTCGCAGCGGCTATCCACCGTGCGCAAGAAGGGCAGGCGATCAGCGGGCAAGACTATTACAAAGTGTCGCAGTGGTTGCGCAATAAGGCTGCGACAACGAGCGACGGCGCAACTCGGGATGCGCTGGAGAACTTGGAAAAGGCGTGGCAAACCAGTGCGCAAGGTGACACGGCCCGCGTTTCTCGGGCGCTACGGGTTTATCGCACTCGCATGACGCAGGCTTTGGATTTGCAAAAGATGATGACCGACCCTGGTGTTGCAGCGGGAACGAAGCCGGTCGATCCGGCCAAGCTCTATACGACGATGGCGCGTGGGAAGCCGTCTGTGCTTGCAGGAGCGTCGTCGTATGGGCTTGCCCCACTCAGCCAGTCCGCAGCGGTAACGCAGGCGTTCGGTACAGGTACTAAAGTGCCGGGGTGGGCGGAACGCGCGGCCAGTATGGAAGGAATCGCGGCAATGGGCAATGGTGAAGTCCGACTGCCTTATACGGGCAAATTGAGTCTTCCGCAACAGGCGCTATTTGGAACGGCGGGCCTACTCTCGCACAGCGTGTTGAACCAATTGGCTACGCCTGAGGGCCAACAAATGCTCATCAGCGGGTATAGACTTACCCCGGAAGATATTAAATTCCTTGCAACATTGGGTGCGTTGGGCGCAACGTCGGCGTCTGCTATTTCTACTAAACCGTCCTCTCAATGAAAATCCTCGTTATCGACCCGTCGGCGCTGGCGCTCGACTTTTGCCTACGCAGCATAGCCGAGGGCGCGCAAGTCCGGTGGTTCATTCGCAACAAGCCCGATGGGTTGATTACTGTCGGGGATCATCTTGTCCAGAAGGTGCAGCACTGGGAACAGCACATGAACTGGGCGGACTTGGTGTTCCTGCCGGACAATGCGGTCTACATGACCGACCTGGACAAGTGGCAGCAGCGCGGGTATCCAATCTACGGGGCCAACAGCTTCACTGCGCAGTGGGAGCTGAACCGGCAGGTAGGCATGGATGTGCTCAAAGCGCACGGAATACCGCTCATTGAGGGCGAGACGTTCACCAGCTACGACAAGGCCATTGCCTACGTCAAGGCCAACATGGGACGCTACGTTTCCAAGCCGTTCGGGGATGCAGACCGTAGCCTGTCCTACGTCAGCAAAGGGCCTGCGGATATGATCTACATGCTGGAAAAGTGGAAGCGCACCGGGAAGCACGTCCCCGCGTTCATCATGCAGGAGTTCCAACCCGGCATCGAGATGGCCGTGGGTGCATGGGTCGGCCCAAACGGTTTTGCAAGCCCCTGGTGCGAGAACTTCGAGCACAAGAAGTTGATGAATGACGACAAAGGCCCGAACACAGGGGAAATGGGGACTGTCGTCACTTACACCGAGAAGTCCAAACTGGCCGACAAAGTGCTCAAGCCGCTGGAGGACTATCTGGTGCGCAGTGGGCACATTGGGTTCGTGGACGTTGCGGTTATCATTGACGACAAAGGCAACCCGTGGCCGCTAGAGTTTACGATGCGCCCAGGTTGGCCTATCTTCAACATTCAGCAGCAACTACACCGGAGCACAGCGAAATGGATGCTCGAAAGCCTAAACGGATCATCGATCTGGACGAACTTCTTGACTGGCCTGACAGCAACGGGGGTCGTGCTGGCGATCCCGGACTTTCCTTACAACAAACTGAGTCGCAAGGAAGTGTCGGGGACACCGATCTACAATCTGGACGCGGTGAGCAACCACATCCACCCTTGCGAATTGAAGGCGGCGAAGGTGCCAGTGGAGCGCGGGAACAAGATTGTGGAGGAAATGCACCTCGTAAGTGCCGGGACGTATCTGCTGGTCGCGGCGGCGGCAGCGCCGACAGTGGCCGCAAGTCGGGAGCAAGCCTACAAAGCCTTGGACTCGCTATCGGTGCCGAACTCCCCAATATATCGGACGGACATTGGCAAGCGCCTCAATACCCAGTTGCCCAAGTTGCAGAAGATGGGGTATGCGACGAGCTTGAAACTGTAAGCAACGAGCCGACCAATCACCTCAACCGGATTGTCAACAAGGCCCTGCGCAAGATTGAGGACATTCTTGACCTCAACCCTGCGCCTTGGGACAACGATTACGCGCGGCTGCTATCTATCCAAAAAGACGCAGCCGCCAGTGCGATCAATATGGCGATCAAGGCCGACGAGAGCCGGTTCCGTGCGCAGTCGGACGCAGCCATTGCGGTGATCCTGGACGAAGTGCGCAGGCTCAAGGCCGTGCGCACGCAAGCGGTGATTGAGAATCACGCTACTTGATCCTCGCCCTCCTGCTTGAACTCGAAACCAAGCCGGTCGGCGTCGATTTCGAGGCATTGCGTTTGCCCTTGCGGGGGGACGCCCGTCATTCCCTTGGTCAGCGTCACTTTGCGCAAGCCGCGCAGCACTCCGATTTTGCGCAGTTCGCGTTGCGCGTCCGCCCAATCCAGCCGTCGTTGCAACGCATAGCGGCGCATGAGCGAGTAAGAGATGTAAAGCGTGCGGCTAGGCGCTTCGTAGCGCATGGTGTAGGGGGGCGTGGTGCGGATCAGGTCGAACACTACGTTCTGCATGTTAGTCTGCACGCAATGCGAGATGTTCTCGTTGATGAAGTCTGTAAGCGTTTGTGTCGCATCCGACTCGTAGGCGCTGCGGTGCTCCCGTTCAGCCAGAATCAGGTCGCGGCCAAATTCCAGCACAGCGTTCGCATCGACGGGCATTCCTAGCGCCGCCTTGACAACGCGGGCCATCATGGCCGCACCAGCGACCATGTTGATGCGAATACGTTCTTCGGTCGGGGCCTGGGTCACCGCCTGCAATGCGTGCTTGACCTTTTCCAGCCCCTGCGCGATCAAGTCTTTGTGATCGACCAAATATTGCGCCAGGACGTGCCCGGCAGACCCGGCATTCGCCATCAGCAGGCGCTTCATCATGTCACCATCCTGCAAGCGGGCGTTGGGTGGCAGTGTCACGCGCATTTCTAGCACGCGGAAAGCCTCCGGGATTGCGCCCAAGTCCATCAGCTTCTCAATGATGGACGTATTGCTGCTTGATGTTAGGATGGTATGCCACTCCGGGATCATTTCGCGCATGTGGCCCGAGCGGTCAAGCCGCCGTTTGTCCCGACCTTCGGATACGTCATAGGCGAGCGTAGCGAGCTTTTGGCCGTCGAGCTTTGTCAATTCTTCGGCCTGCACGGGTAGATTGTGCATGATGGATAGAAACGCTACTCGCGCGTTCTCGGTGTCCTGCGCCTTGCTGAATGCGGACTCTTGCGTTCCGAACACGCTCGTAATTGCGCTCTGCACAGTGGATTTGCCTTGTCCTGAAGGGCCGACCAGCGACAGGATGCCGCCGCGTTCGCCCGACAGCTTCATCAATGGCGCGGCCAGCGAGCACATGAACGCGAAGGTCTGCTTGGGGCTATCGCCGCACAGCAGGGGCAACGCCGCCTCGCGCCATGCGTTCACGTCTCCAACCAGGGGCATATACCGCGCCAATTGCGCAGCGTGCGGTTCCAGATGCACTAGCACGGGCACTTGGCCTGCGCGGTAAAGCCGGTTGCCGACAAGGAAACTGCCGTCCGCTTGCCAGCCGAATTGTTTGTATGAGTTCATCACTTTTTGCTCCCGCTCCAACTTCTCTTTCGACGCAATCAGAAACGCCTTCACCCAAGTTGCGCGCTTGCCGAACACGCTCACGCCGATGTTGTTCAGCGCCTGCTCAAATTCCCGACTCAGTTGCACCATAGTCAAGTGGTGTTTTGCTTCGTGCGGGTTGAGCACCGTCACTTCAATGTATCGTTGCTCCTGCACGCCAGGAATGCGGATCACGTTCGTTACGGCAATCGGGTAGTGCAACAATGTGTCCCATGTCGTATCGTCGCTTTCTTCGTCTTTCACCTTGACCTGCAAGGTGCCTGCATGAAGGCGGTATCCATCGGGTATGAACGGTGCCAGCGCCTTCCATTGCTCAACCTCCGGCGCTGGCTCGATGCCGAGCCGTTCTTTGCTACGAATGATCGCCAGCACCTCGGACTCGGGTAGCGGCGGCATGCACTTAGACTCGTTCAGTGCCAGCATTTCGGCCACCAGGTCGTCGCCCTCCACGCCAGCCTTGATCTTGGCGTAACAGGCGCGGCTCAGGTAGTCATTGCGGCCACCTTCCGTAATGACGCCCAAGACCGCCGCCAACATTCCCGTAGGTGCGTCCAGCGGGCTTTCCTGGCGTGGGGTTGCCCGTGCCTTAGCAAGTAACTTCGCTGGCAGCATCGGCACGTCGTCCAGCGACGACGGCAAGCCGTTGATCCAGTGGTATTGCCACGGAGTGCCATCCTCGTCAACAAAGACCGACGGGGGCAACACGTCTTGCCCACCGGCTGCTCGCAGCTCAAACCCGTGATGGTGCAGGGCGAGTGTGCGCATACCCTCCGGTGCGCGAAATAGCGCCTTCCAGCGGCGCGGCCTGCCGCTCATCCAAACGGGGCACGCAGCAATAATCTGCTTGAGCGCGTCAAGCGAGAACCCCTGCGCGACCCACCACGCCTTAAATAGCGTGGAGTCGTCAACGTCAAGGCAGCAGGTGCCAGAAAGTGCGTGGTTGATGCCTACATTGCCGCGTCCAAGCCGCGCAATATCCTCGCATCTTCGATCCAGCCATCGCCCCTTTGGGCTTTTTTCATCCCGTGGTATAGCGACAAGTGCCAACCCTAACCGTAGATAGTCTTGGATCATTTTGAAAAGGGGAAAAAAGGATAGAGACTTTCGCCTCTATCCTATACTTGGTCAATCGCCGAGCAAAGCGTCCAGATCAAGCGTTTCAGCTTTCACCGCCTTGGCCTCGGGCCTGGGAAGTGGTGTTACCTTTTCCGGCGCAGGAGCATTATCCCGTTGCTCTTTGCTATGAACAATTGCCAACACCTCGGACTCGGGTAGCGGCGGCACGCACTTGGACTCGTTAAGTGCAAGCATTTCAGTCACTAGCGCATCGCCTTCCACACCATTCTTAATTTTGGCGTAGCATGCCCGGCTCAGATAGTCATTGCGAGCACCATCTGTCACGGCTTCCGTCACGGCTTCCGCCACGACCACCCGAACAGGCGCAACGAACATCGGCGCACCCATACCGACTGCGGCCTTTGCGCCTTCGCTCTGGCGCAACTGCGATGCAGCGTGCAGTTCTTCCTCGGTCAACGGGCGCTTGATCGTAAACACCACGCGCGGGTAATCGCTCTTGGCATCGAACGCTGCATCGAACGCCACTCGCTCCAGGTCGATGTTCTGGCGCACAGCGTCCTTCACGGCGTCGGAGAACGACAGCATGTTCATGGGCGAGAGCCGCCACGCAAAAATCTGCGCGCCGGGGTCGCCCACCAGCATGACGGCGATGCGCTTGGAGTCTTTACACCGTTTGTTTTTCTTGCCCGACACCGGGTTGATGTCGCTGCCCCACACATTGTGCGGGCAGTTCGCGCAAGACGGCGATTGCGGGTGCTCAACGCCGTCGTTGGGGCGAATACCGTTGTCCGAAGCGCAGTCCGGGGCGCGGGGTTCACCGTCCGGGTCATACTTGTTGAGATAAAACGTCTTGCTCTTGGCCGGGTTTGCCGCAATCAGCGCAAACTGGATGTTGAACGAGTTCAACACATGCTCCTCGCCATCGAGCATACGCAAGCGCCAGCGTGCGCCTTTGATGCTGATCTCAGGGAACATGCGGGCTTCGGTCGATACACCGCTGATTGCGTCAGCCGCAAGACTAGACAGCCCCACAACAGTCGGCAAGCTCGTGGTTTTAGTGGTCAGATTACTCATACTTCGCTCCTTTTCGCAGGTTAAACAACGGCGCAATGCCGTAACTCGACTCAAAACTACCTGAGTCATTCTTCAAGTGGCGCGGCAACGCGCCGCGTCTGCACTGGATTATTTGACGCTCAACACAGTCGTACCGCTCACCTCGACCCCAGGGATGATTTCGCCGTCCTCAATCAGACGCAGGGCTTCGGTTGAGTCGATGGATTGCTTGACCAGCACAGGGTTATCCTCAGCGAACTGCGCGAAGGCGTTCCAGTCCGTCACCTTGACGTTACGCCGGACGTAGATCGTCACCAGGCCGGCATCGGTGCGCGCTGATGTCAACCCGAGGCCAGCAAGTTTCGCCTCGATCTGGCTGCTCAAGCTGTCCAAAATCGCGCTGTAGTTTTTGACAGCAGCGTCTTTTTCTGCGCGAGTGCGCTTATACTCCGCAATCAGGTCGTTAAGTTCCATAGCTCTCTCCATTGATCCACGCCATGACGAGGTTCTGTAGGGACTGGCGTGCTTGGTTCCTACAGTAAATTGCACGTTCTAGTGCGTCAACGAACACATGTAAGATTCTCGTGTGAGATGTTTGCGACGGCCTCTGAATGCGGGCGTTCGCCTGCACGTAGGCATCTCCGCCGTCCGCCGGTGCATACCAGACGATCGTATTGGCCGCCGTGAGTGTCAAGCCGTGGCTCATGGTGCGCGGGTCAGCGACGATGATACGCGGGTCAGGCTTCTGTTGGAAGTCTGCGAAAATCTGCGTGCGGTCACTCAGACTCGTCTCGCCCGACACTACAGCTACCGAGTAGTCAGCCTTGAGCGCGTCTGCAACCCGCTTGACGATGCTCTGAAACGGCGCAAACACGATGATCTTCCGGTCGCATTCGTCCACGATGTCGCGCAATAGGGCCAGCCTGGGCGCGGCGTCCACATCATGCGCCTGGTGGTCTTTGTCATAAACCGCGCCAGCCAGGATTTGCAAAATCTTGATACGTAGCGCCCCCTCATGCACCGCCGTAATCTCAGCACCGTTGTCAAGCGCCCACTGCATCTTCTTGCGTAACTCATCAAGCGCCTTGCGCTGCGCGGTCGTCATCTCCGCCTTGCGGTACTCGTAGGTCGTTGGCGGCAAGTCGATGCAGTCGTCGCGCCGGAACCGGATCGCAGGCTGCATGAACTCGCCAACGATATTCTCCGCGTTCGGAATCGGCTCCCACTTGAAGTTCGATACTTGCCGCATCACGGTGTTACGGAACGCCCGATAGCTCGTCTTGGGCTTGTCGATCAACGCCTGCTGGCCGTAGGCGTCGGTCGGCTCTTGCGGCGTGGGCGTGCCCGTATTCAACCAGACCAGCGGGTTCGGCAACCCACGAATCAGATTGCGCAAAGCCTTCCATCGCGCGGTCGTCGGATGCCGGTATTTGTGGCTCTCATCCACAATAATCAGCCACGATGTCTGTTTAGCCATGATCGCTTCGCGCACCGCGTTGATAGCCAGCCCCTCGTTATTGATGATGTAATAGTCCGCGTCACGCTCTAACGCTTCGAGTCGTTGCTTCACACTTCCGTGCAGCACGCTCGACCGTCTGCGCCCTGGGAGATGCTCCCCGATTGCGTCACGCCAGACACTATAGACCGTGGTCAGTGGGGCCACGATCAACACCTTAGTAATGGCGTTCACTCCCAACAGATAGTCGCTGGCCCACAGATTGCCGAGTGTCTTGCCAGTTCCCGGTTCGGACAGGTTATGGCAACGCGGGTGCGTGGTCAGGAATCGCGCCATTTCGATCTGGTGGGCCATCGGCTTCTCGATCGATGGCGAGCGCGGCCAGTCGTAGCTCGTCTCAATGGGCGACTTGACTGGCAGGCCGATGTGCGCAGCGGCGGTCATTGCCAGCAAATCGACAGGCGCGACCACAACATCCTTGACAACCCGCGCGCCAGGAATTGCGCGCGCCACTCGTTCAGGCTCGGCTAGGCCAGGCCAGCCGACCACGTTATGCTTTGCACTGTACGCTAATTGCATCCAACATCCCCCTTACGTCATTACCGTTGTAGGCCACGGTTACAGCACCGTGTGCTTGTCGAATAGCGGCAACCTCACGCTCCTGGTTCGGCGTCAGCTTGCCGTTTGCGCTTTTCGCCTCGATCGCAAAGAACACGCCGTTGTAGCAACCGACAAAATCCGGTATCCCCGTCCGCCCGTAACCGTTCATGGCGGGCATGAAATACCAGCACCCATACTCGGCCAGGACTTTCTTGATCTCGGCCTTCACTTTGCCTTCGGGCGTCATTGGGTCATATACACCAAGAAAAACAAGACGGCGTAGGCGGCTAAGCACGCAACCCCGCCCCAAACCCCAAAGAAATAAAACGCCAACGCAATCGAAAGAACTTCGCCCACGTCAAGCCTCCCTCTTCGAGCCAATAGGCGACGAGCCCCACTGCGAAGCCATCGCGCGTGCAATACCCTCGTAAGTTCGGCTCCGTTCCTTCCACCGGGTGGGGCTTGGCGGCATACGATGAACCCGCGCTTCGCGCCCATCAACAACACAGGTCGGCGTCAGTTTCGGCAGTCCCTTTAACCAAAGGCATGTCGCTTTCGTTTCTCCGTGGCCGAATTGCCACGGCTGAATGATCTGGTCGGGCTTACGTATGCGTGAGGAAATAACACTGATAGGGTTCTCAATCGCAATCTTGGGAATCGGCGCGTCCAACAGCATCTGAACAAAACGCAGCGCCTCTGCCTGCTCTTTGGCTTTATTCTTAAACCAGCGGCTACCACTAACGGCCAGATGCGTGCAGGGCGGGTGCGCGATCATCAAGTCCCACCCCATATCCAGGATTTCGGATACGTCGCCAATGTGATGCGGCCCATCAACTTCCGTGGGAAGTAAATCGCAACTCATAGCGTCGTGCCCAAGTGCCAAGAACGCATCCCGCACCCGTCCACTAAACTCGCACGCAATTAAAACTTTCATTCAGACATCCTTCTTCGGGTAAAGCCCGCACTTGTTTGCGCCGCACCAGTCGCAAAGTGGCGAAGGCTTGGGCGCCCACCGCTCGTCAGCTTCGATCCGCGCGACGATGCGAGCGAGCTTATCCTCGACGGCTTGAAGGTTGCACCGCTCATGCACTACTTCCGTACCCACCTTGCCGTGGTTCAGGTAGATGTTGAACCCGGTCACTATTTCCACGGCGGGGAACGCTTTGAGCACGGCGAGAGCGTAGCAGTCATGTTGCAACGTGTCCTCGTAGGGCTTGCCACTTTTCCAGTCGCACACCACTGCGCGCCTACCGTCGTTGCTGATAAGCAGCACGTCCAGCTTCGCCACAAACCCTTTGGGCGGCTTTATCACAGCGTAGTTGAACTTATCGTCAAGGAAGATCGTCTGCTCGATCCGCGCATTGTCGATGCGGTTGCGCACGCAGCTGATGGTTTCCTCGTAGATCGTCAGCGGCTCAGGAAGCGGCGTGCGCGTCTTAAGCGCAGTCTCAATCGCTTCGTGAATCTCAATCCCGCTCGACACCTCCTTACTTCGATAAGGCAGCGTGTCCTTCGCTTTGTATTTCCGGTAAAACTGCTGCGGGCATTTCAGGTAGCAGCTCAGGCTGGAATAGGAATAAATCATTCGCCGTTCTCCTTCACGCTCACCAGTTTCTCAAGATAGTGCAAGGCTTTCTTCAAGTCTTGCAGGTCGTCGCCCTTCCATCCCGCGCGCGCAAGGTACTTGATCGCATTCCCGCGCAGGAAGCCTTCAAACTCAGCCCTGCTCATCCAGGACTGCATTGCGACCCAAGGCTTCACTGCCAGACCCATGTAGTGATCGCCGCCGATCTGGTAGCTATCGACAAGCCGACGTTTGTTCGCAACGAAAACCGTCCCGGCAAAAGCGCATGTGTCACGATGCCACTTACCGTCTTCTACTCCGCACTTCACGCAATAGTCGCTCATTTTGAATAGTTCCTCGCATATCCGCCTGCACAATTCAGCGGCACACCTTCCGCATAGCCCGGTGCCGCACGCATCACACGTTCCGCAAACTCGAACGCTTCGCCCGCCTCGCCTTCTCGTGCCAAAAAGACAACCTCATCGTGAGTCATAGTGACCACGCGATACCGACTACGGATGGCGAGCATCTGGTCAGCCACGATGTCGCGGGCGATGGCCTGGACGATGTTTTCGACCAGCGCAGCACCGTAGATTTTGCGCTTGTCCGAACCCACGCCATACTCATACCCGTCCGGCGTCAGGTGCAAGCCAGGATAACGTAGCACACGGCCAGACGGTAAGCGAAGTTTCTCGAACTCCGTCGCAATGCCGCGCATCCAGTCGATACGCACTTCCTGCATCATCGCACGCAACATCATGTCCGCGTGCTTCCAAAGCCGCGTGATCGCACCGTAAGCGTTACGGTACGTAGCGACATACTGCTGCGCGTCCTCAAGAGTCGCCTCCGGCTGCTTAGTGATGATCTGTGCGTGCAGTTTGGCATGCCCGACCCCATAGCCAAGTCCAAGAATGCAGGTTTTTCCTACAAAGCGCCTAACTTCGTCGATCTTTTCCCCAGGCCATATCCGCTCCGCAAACTTGACATACACATCCTCACCAGCCGCAAACTGCGCCAGCAAGTCATCCTGTCCGGCCAGCCACGCGAGCACGCGCGCCTCGATCTGGCTTGAGTCCACGACAACCAGCACATACCCGTCCGGGGCCGTCAAGCATTTGCGCAACGCAGACCCACGGTTCAAGTTCTGCATGTTCAAACCGTCCGCGCCCGACCAGCGGCCCGTATGCGCACCGTGGTATTTGAGCGGTACAGGCATCAGGCCACGCCCGCTTACGCTCAAAAACTTGGCCGTCCTGCGCAGCTCCGACACACTCTTGGCCGCCAACCGGCCTTGGATGAGCGCCGATACTCGCGGGTCATCCTTGAGCGCCAGCATGTCAGGGTCGGTCTTACGCAAGGATGCAGGAACCTGGACACCACGCGACGCAAGCACTGCGGCAAACTGCTGGTTGCTCATCAACACATCAACGCCCACCCCCGACGCGGCTGTCGCAGCGTCGCGCTGTGCCTCCAGCTCCACCAGCCGCGATTGAAGTAGCGCCGCGTCGATTGTCAGCACCGGCTCAGTGAACATGCGCACCGTGCAGTCGATCAGACTCATCTCGCGTTTGTATCGAGTATCTGGAATCTCCGACCGAAGCGCGGTATCCAGCTCACGGTACAGTCTGCGCAATAGCTCCACGTCCTGCCTGCAATACTCGGCCAGTTGCGTCTTCAGCATGGGGTCAAGATCACGCACGCCAAGGGTTTTGACCAGCGCGTCGCCTTTAGCGCCTAAGCCGTATCGCTCACTCAGCGCCGCCAGGGAATGCTTGCCATACACATCGGCCAGCCGCGCCATACTGAGCGTGTCCACGATGCTGCACGGCCTGATATTGTAGTGCCAGGACAGGATAGCCATATCGAATATGGCATTGTGGGCGCACCAGGATGCGTTTGGATAGTCTTGCGCAAGACGTAGCAAGGGCGCGGACGCCGACGGACCGGACACCCACCGGACGGGCTTATCATCGAGGCAATAGGCGCACCCATGCACCTTGAACCGCGCGTCCCGGATATATTCTTCCGTGGACATTTTCGACAAAGAGTAGTCCTTGTCGTAATACGTTTCAAAGTCGATATAGATTGTCGTCAATTTACTTTCTCCGTGCGCTGCATGGTAATGAGACGCTCAATGTGGGCCAGTCTCTCGAACGGCGTCGGTTCGTAATAGTTACGGTATAGACGCCTGCGCTCGCGGCATTCTTGGGCGCGTTTCAGCACTGCAATGCGGTGCGTTACCGATCCGTAATTGGGTTTCATTGCTTCACCGGCTGTTTGCAGCGGCAATCCCCAACAAATGGTCGATGGATTGCCTCGCTTTCTGACGCTGTTGGTATTCTTCTCCGTAATACCCTACTCGCTCCTTCCACCTCTTGCTCACTTCTGCGTTGGAGTACGGCTTTGGTTTGCGCTTGTTGGCCCCCGGCGTGAACGAATAGATCGGCGTAGGCGGCCCTGGGAAATTGCGTTGCCAATCAGAAACGCGGATAAGTCCAGCTTCGCGCAACGCGCTTAGAACACCGCTTGAGACTAGAGTGCGCTCAGAAATGTGCGCCGCTTCTGCAATTTCTCGCGCCGACATATCACCGTGCTCGTCAAGCGCGAACATGACTCGTCGCATTGAGGGTGTGATTTTCATTTTTCATCTCTCTGCGCGGTTGCTTGCTTTGCCACATCCATTACTTCTTCTGCTTCGGCAGAAGAAAGGCGCCTGAATTGATTACCGTCGTGCCCCCACAGTTCGCCGGTCTCCAGGTCAACAAATGCCCACTTGGCTGGACAATGCGTGTTCAGCTTGACCTCTGTCGCACTATACAAGCTCGGCACTTCTCGCCCGGACACCAGTCGGCGAGTAGTCCCCGCTAAGGCAGGATCAGGGATTTGCTCAATGGCATTGACTTTGAAATAGTTTACCCACTGAGACCCGGTAAGCCGTCCGTTACGCTTTTTCCCGTCAGCGTATTCCCACCTTACATTAAATCCTGTACCAATTGGCTTTCCAAAGCCTGTAACACGGCGCGGCCCGTGTTTGAACAGAAAAACTGCTCCAATCTTTATTTGTTCGATCTTTACAGCCATTTAACACTCCTTGCTATCGTCAGATTTCACTTCAATAAACTCTCCGTCGGCGTCCAGTGAATACCAAACACCTGGCCTGATACCGTTCTCCCATACCTTGCTGGCGCGGATATGAAGCAGTTCGCAGGTTTCATCGTCGTAGTAGCAAAGGACGATAGCGCCGCCAGCGGAAGCACGGGCGCGCCCTTCTACGCCAAGCGAGGCGGCAACGGATTCGGAACCGTTCACCTCGGCCGCCGAGTAGTCGCCAGTGTTAGTGGCCGCCGAGTAATTGCCTGTGTTCGTGGCTGATGAGCAGTAGCCAGTGTTTGTGGCCGTCGATCTATCGCCCGTATTTGTGGCCGCCGAGTAATTGCCTGTGTTCGTGGCTGATGAGCAGTAGCCAGTGTTTGTGGCCGTCGATCTATCGCCCGTATTTGTGGCCGCCGAGTAATTGCCTGTGTTCGTGGCTGATGAGCAGTAGCCAGTGTTTGTGGCCGTCGATCTATCGCCCGTATTTGTGGCCGCCGAGTAGGCGCCTGTGTTTGTAGCCGTCGAGCGGTAGCATGTGTTCGTAGCAATAGAGTAGTCGTCCGTGTTTGTTGTTTGCATCTTCTTTTTGGTCATGCCAGAAAGTAGAGCACGAACAGCTCCCACCAAGGTTTTGATATTCATAACTTACTCCAGCCTCCGCAAGCGTCCTCACCGCCCCACCGATATAGCGTCACGCGCCGGGTTCCAAGTGGCTTAATCACTTCGGCATCTTCGACCAGGCCAGCACGGCGTAGGCGCAAGATCACGTTGGATACGCTGCGCACGGGGCGGCGGATTCCGGTTGCAATTTGCCGGATGCTGAGTGGCTCGGGGGAGCGCATCAGCAAGTCGGCAACGAGATTGACAGTGCGGGGGATCATCCTGCGCTTCTCCATTTAGGTTCAGCGCCTTCGAGCAGCAGACCGCCATGTTTGCGTGCGGTCAGCCACGCGCGCAGCCAACGACGCTGCATAGCCGGGTCGGCCCATAGCCGCCGCGCCATGCGGCGCAGCTCAACCAGGGTGTAGGGGGTTGTCCGTTGTCGCATGGCAGCACCTTAGAGACGGACGGGCATGATAACGCCGGTAAATTCACTGCGCGACAAATGCACTAGCGCACCCCGCTCGCCGTTATGGTCGATCTTGACGCGGCCAGGGATTTTCGAGCCGAACGCCTTGTTGACCTGGGCGAAAAGGTACAGTAGCTCGATGTCAAATTGAGCCACTTCGCCACTTGGCTCTTCCGGGATTACTTTGGTGTAGTCCGGGTACTTGCCATCGATCGAGGTGAAACCTAAGTCCTGGCTAGCAGCGGGGTTGACGATGCGGGCCGCGTTCATATCCGGGTTAAAAATGAGGTCGCCATATTTCGCCGTCCCGCGCCCGACTTTAAGCTGTTTCACCACGTCATACGGGATGATGATAGAGAACGTATGCCCATTCCCTACTTCTTCGACATACTTGCCGAGGACATGGCCGTTCGTTGCCACGTAAACAGTCTTGTCCGCCTGAAAATCGACGTAGACACCGTTAAGGTAAAAACGAACATCGTTTTTAGCCGCCAAAGGAAGCAGGGCGCGAAGAACTTCGATATTGATGGTGTTTTCCATGATGGTCCTCTCTCCTAGACAATATACCCCGGCGCACCGCGAACATGGCCGCGACCGGCGAGATTCATGCACTCTGCGCAGTTAAGGCAATGGAAGCAGTCCACGCAGCCTGCGCAGGAAATGCAGCCGGTGCAGCCGGTGCAGTCGATACAATCCACGCAGCCGGTGCAGCCGGTGCAGCCGGTGCAGTCGATACAATCCACGCAGCCGATGCAGCCAGCCTCATCAAGCGCTTTGCAGCGCGCATCGGCTTCAGCCTGGCTCCTGATACTCATTGAGCGGTTCCCCTTAGGGGACGTGTTAGACACGTAATACATACTCTCTCCTTATTTTTTGGCGTAGCACATGCTACGGAATGAACTATATGAGAAAAAGGCGTGAATTACAAATTGATTTTTTCTATGGGGTCAAGGATTCTCATTAGCTCAGTTAATGGCTTTCCTGGCGCGGCGCGCGCTTGCGAGCGCGGTATGCAGCCTGTGCACGCTTGCGGGCGGTTTTGCCTTTCTCAGACTGGGCATAGCGGGCGCGGGCGGCTTTGCCCTTCTCAGACTGGGCATAGCGGGTGTGGGCGGCGGCAAGGACGGTCTTGCCTTTCTCAGACTGGGTATAGCGGGCGCGGGCGGCTTTGCGCTGCGCCTGCCATTCTTTGAGTGAGCCGTCAGCGCGGCGTATGATTTTTTCCCAGTAGTATTCGGATCGCAGGTTGGGCGCGGTTGAGTCGGGCGCGTGGTGCAGCGGGGCATGGTCGGGCGGCGCTGGTGGCGGCGTGATCGGGGCGAGCATAGGGGCTGCCTGGGCGGGCGGGGGCGCGCGTCGCAGTATGCTAGTGCGCAGCGCGGCGATTCGGCGCACCAGGCGCATAGACATAGACGCATCCTCGCGCAGCCGTAGGCGCATCGCATCGGCGGCGGGCGAGCCTACGCACTTATACGCAAGCTCGCGCACGGAATCAACGGTATGGCGCAGTTCGGCGCTTAAGTCGTATGCGGCGGAGATAGACGAAATGGCAGGGTGCAGCATGCACGCGCGGTACTCAGTCTCAGCGCGGGTATAGAGCTTGAGCAAAGCGCGATGCGCGCGGCCAGCGGCTAGCATATCGGGGCGACGATCTTTGCGCACGATGGTTTTTGCGCGCTCGCGAGCGTGTCGCGCGGCATTGCGGCGGCGCGCGGCTGCTAATAGGGCTTCGGTTCGGTCGGGGTTCATGATTATAGCGCAGGGTAGAATGCTGTAAGTGATTGATCTTGCACGTAAATTCGCGATTTGAGCACTAGGACATGGTTTTAGGATAAAGGCGAGATGCATTATCTATATTCACTATACCATGTAGATATAAGATAGATAATTGTATCTCTTGTTACAATATATATATGTCTAGCTATTAATTTTCTGAAAAGGCTAAGTAAATCAAGCACTTACGAATTGATAGCTAAAGGCCATTATCCATGCGCTGCTTGCTGCGCTGCTTGCTGCGCTGCCGCGCCGATCTTGAGCGATATAATATAGATAATGCTTTGCGCTGCTATCCGAAAACCTTGTCTAGCTGGATAGCCGCCGATTTTGCTAATCGAATCAATGACTTAGCAGATTTTGCCTTTTCTTGGTTAGTAAAACGGCTGTTGGTGCGCAGTTTGCACCGTGCGCGCGTGCGCAAACTGCGCCTGCCTTATTTGCTGGTGAAGGGTGCGCCCGCTACGCCGCAATACCCCACTTGGCGCCTGCGAGCTTCCTCAGCCGGCTCGATCCATCTGGCCGCGTTCTCGTCGCTGTACGGGATAAATTCCCATGAGCTAGGCACTATCGATGGCTTCGGCCCTGCATCTTTTTCGCGCCGGGCGCTTAGGTTATTCGCGATGTAGAAACGCTGCGCGCCGGTTTCTGGCGATATTGGCGGCGCGATGCGCCAGCATGCGCACGCATCACCGATGCACTTCACAGTTTCCAGGCGCGGGCCGGATAGAAATGGACAGATCATTGTTTCTCTCCTCTATAAGCGGTTTTTATGGGCTTTCTTTTTCCCATTCGTAAAATTTATCGGCGCGTTGTTGGCAACACGCCGATTGTTTGTTTGTCAGAATTGCTGATATAGGATTCGCTCGTCGTCTGACCAAACAACGGTCGTGCGGTTTTCCAGGAAGCTCTCGACCGCCCCGCGCCGGTCGTCCTCGCAGCCGCGCATATCGATGTCGTTTTCCTTGATGATTTCGTCGACGGTTGACTCCTGGAAGTCGCAGCATAACCCGATTACGTCAAGCTCAACCGGCGAGCCGGTTTCGTCCTCGAAGTCCTCGATATACTCAAACAGCGCCTTTTTGGCGTCGTAGCTGAATTGATCTTCTCGCCCGGCGCGGTGGAATGCGCCGAGGAAATCGGCGAATGTGATGCGCTTATACATGGTCACTATCTCCATAAATTGAGTTTATAAGGGGTGCGGTTACTTAACCCGGCGAAGCTCACATGCCGGGTTACCTTTCCGGTCTGTTGCGTAGAGGATATGATCGTCCTCACCTTCCCACACCAAACCGCGCGCGCCAATGGCGCGGTTGATCTGGCGATCCGTGAAGCTGTAAACGCCCGTTTCTGGGTTAAGGTGAGCGTTTATTTCGACTACTCCCTGGCGGTAAATGTCGTTTACCGTCATGCCGCCTTCGCCATCGGCCCATAGGTCATAGGTATACAGCTCATAACGCCTTTTCTCGAATTTTTTCATGGCTACTCTCTCTTTCCATAGATTGAATTGATAGGGTATGGCCGGCAAAACTTGCCGGCCATTCGACTATTTCACAACGGCGCTAGCTTTCGCCCGCTCGATTTCTTGCGCCGTCCACAGCTCACTAATGCGCGCCATGAGCGCGCCGCGCTCTTCTTCAATAGACGCGCGCAGTTCGGCCGCGCGCCGCTCCATTTCTTCAGCGGCTGTCTCCCAGGCCGCCATTTGATCGCGCCTTTTGAGTAATGATGCGCCGATTTCTGGTAGACGGTCGATCCATGTCATGTCGTTCATTTGCTCTCTCTCCGGTTAGCATCGCGTTATTGCGACAACTGCACTATAGCACGAATTCATGATAAATTCACGCCTGTAACAATTCGTTACAATTCGTTACATTCTGTTACAAAGTGGGCGGGCCGGGAGTGGCGGGCCTGGGGCGGCGGGCCTGGGGCCTCCAGTACCAGGGCGGCGAAGTGGCGGGCCAGGGGCCTCCGGTGCCAGGGCGGCGGGGCGGCGGAGTGGCGGGCCTAGGAACTCTGGAATCCTTCCGGGCCGACGGGGGAAATTTTGTAACGCCGGGGTGCCGCCCATTCCGCGTTCAAATTTCAAAATCCTACCGCGTTGCTACTACTTGCCACCCGCCCGCTAACGGACGCCTGCGCCCGCCTAGCGCCCACACAATAAACGTGTATTGACTTCGTTGCGCCATTGTCAAATAATTCCAACCGGCACGCAATAGTGCGTGCCCGTTACTAGGAGGAACTAAATGGATATTGACCCAATCTTGAGAATGCGCGATGTCATGCGGATCACAGGGCAGGCTCGCTCGACTATTTATGACAAGCTCGGTCGTGGCGAATTTCCTAAGCCAGTGAAGCTCGGACAGCGGGCCGTGGGCTGGTACACTTCAGACATCGCCAAGTGGCTGGAGTCGCTCAAAGGCGGTCCAAAAAATGAGTGATGACCATGCACGTATGGAGTATCCAGACTTTCCTGGCGCAGTTACGGTCATTATTGAGCTTGAGGACGATGGTGTGCTCAGAATCAAATCGACCCCTTCAGATGAGGGCGTATTGGTTGCTGCGTTGAAGATCGCCTTGCTCGCCGTCACAAAAGTTGACAACGCGCAACTTTTGCACTAACCTACCCGTGCTCTCTCCTCCCCCGGAGTTTGCGGCCCATTCGTGGGCCGCCTTTTTATGCCCCCTGCGTCGCCTCTAGTCGAATTGATCGCAGAGCTGCAAGCGGACAAGCAGTTTGCGCTCTCTTACATCTTTGCGCATAGGCATCCAGATGAAACGCCTGCGTTCCATAAGCAGATCGTTGCTGCGTGGGACGACCCACACCCTCGCGTGCTCATAGAAGTGTTCCGAGGGGGCGGGAAATCAACGCTTGCGGAAGAATATCTCACCCTCGCCGCGCTGTTCCAGGAAGCGCAATACATCCTGCTTGTCGGCAACACCTACAGCAGCGCGTGTGACCGGCTAGCGAGCATCAAGCACGAGTTGGAGAACAACGAGAAGATCGTCGCAATGTTCGGCTCCGTGCGTGGATCGACCTGGACGGAGAACGACATTACTTTGTCCAACGGAGTGCGCGTGCAGGCATTCGGTGCCGGGCAAAGTGTGCGCGGGGCGAAGGAAGTGACGCGCAACATGCGCCCTGACCTTGTGCTGATCGACGACCTGGAAGATCGGGACTCGGTAGCCACGCCAGAGGCGCGGCGCAAGGTGTGGCAGTGGTTCACTCGTGAGCTTGTCCCTGCGTGTGACCCTAAAGCGCGCATTCGTGTCAATGGTACGCCGTTGCATGAGAACTCCATGATCGAGGAGCTTAAGCGCAATGCAAACTGGAAGTGCTTGAGCTTCCCCATCTACACCGGCGCGGAGCCTGACCGGGTTCCCATGTGGCCTGCACGATTCCCCCTACCCAAGATAAATGAGCTTTATGAGCAGTTCAGGACGGACGGAGACCTTGCGGGGTTCAGTCAGGAATATCTGCTCAAGCCTATGGACTCGGTAGCCAGCATCTTCGACCGCAACGACATCATTTACGCCGCGCCGTCACCTGCGCATCTTTACATCCCGCGTATCCTGATCGTCGATCCGGCGCGCACGACAAACCGCTCCACGAGCGCGCGGACGGGCTATGTCGTGGGGTCGTGGGTTGGCAACGAGCTGCATGTGCATGAGGCGATCGGTGGGTTTCATTCGCCTTCGGAGCAGATAGAGTATCTATTCCGGCTCAACGATGCGCACCACCCGATGACGGTGGCCGTCGAAGAAGACGGCCTCAACCAGTGGCTCTTGCAGCCTATTCGGGCGGAGATGGTGCGCAGGGCGGATATTCTCCCGCTACAGCCGGTCAAGGCCCCGCGCGACAAGATCAACTTCATCAAGGGGCTACAGCCGTTCTTCAGGGCGCATGAGGTCAAGTTTCTCAAGCCGCTACCTGACCTTGAGGCGGAGCTTGCCAGTTTCCCCCTTGGCCGCGTCGATATTGTCAACGCGCTGGCCTACATGCTCAAACTTCGGCCAGGGATGCCAGTCTACGCGGCATTCAGTTCGGATCATATTCAACACCGCATGCCCAACGCCCGTGCGGATTGGTATGTGTTCGTGAACGCCACGCCGGGAATGCTCTTTGCAATTCTTGCGTTCGTGCAGGATGGCTTGTTGAGCGTTGTCAAGGACTGGGTGCTCGAAGGGGCGCTCGACGATAGTTTGCGTGCCGTGCTCATGTCTGTCAGCCATGAGATACCCACAGGCAAGGCGCCGCAGATTGTGGTGCCCTACGACCGCACGCTCATCAACGATGCGTCTAACCTGCCTGCAACACTTAAGCGGCTGCGGCTGCAATACCGCACCGGGAAGCGGATCGTCGATGCACAGGAAAGTCTCGACCAGGCGTTGCGGCTTTGGCGCAATAACGCCCCCACGTTCACCGTCAGCCCCGAGGCTGTATGGACGCTCAACGCTCTGGCAGGCGGGTATTGCCGTGAAGCGGGAACGGCATCGTTCGCCGTGAGGGAGAATGTTTACAAACACGTTGCGCAGGCGCTAGAGTCTGGGTATGCTAGTTTGAGTGGTTACGCGCTGGATTCCGAGCGAGACGATATAGTCTATAGTTATACCAGCACCGGGCGGCCTTACATTTCGATGCGAAGGTAAATGCCCAACCTGCCACCCTTAATTACATTCTTGCATGGCCGATAAATGACTGAAGATGACCGCGAATTAGAGCAAGAGCAGGAGCGAGATTACGTCACTAAGAAAGACGTGCTCGAGCAGGCTAAAGAGGTCTACCGAGACGTGATCGAGGCATTTCTTGCCCGCGCAGATCGTGATCGGGACATCGAGAAGTTTTGGGACATCTACAACTGCAAACTTGGCGACGATCAGGCGTACTCGGGTAAGTCGAAGGTGTTTGTGCCCATCGTGCGTGACGCGGTGGAAGCACGAACGTTGCGTTTTAGCAACGCTCTTTTCCCGAGCAATGGGCGATACGTCGAATGTATTTCCAGTACGCAGGATACGGCGCGGGCGTTGACGGCGCTACAGAATCACTATGTGCGGGCAAGCCGCTTGCGTGAAGTGGTCACGGCAATGTTGCGCGCAGGCGACATTACGGGGCAATACAGTCTATATGTGGACTGGCAGACAAGAGCGCGCACCGTTACCGAACGGCAATTAGAGGATGTGATGACCCCCGACGGACTGCCGACTGGTATGCAGGTCGAGACAGAAAAGGAAGTTGAGGTCGAAGTAGGCCTGCCGGACGTGTGGGTGATCGCCGATCAGGATTTGGCGGTTGTCCCGGCGACGGTGGATAGCATCGACGATGCAGACGTGGTTGCTGTCGCCTTGCGCGTAACAAAAGCCTGGCTGCGCGAGCGCAAGGATCAGTTCTCGCCGAAGCAATATAAGCGGGCGATGGAGTTATTCTCTATTTCGTCGGAACGCAAGGAGAACCCTAACCATCCCGATGACCCCAAGCGACAGGCCAAGGAGGCCGGGGTCAAGAGCGACAAAGGCACAAAACACTTACTGCTGTATCAAGTATGGTGCAATCTCAAGGTTGACGGGGAATACACTCCTTGTTATTTCGTCGCCTTCGGGCCTGATGAGTTTCTGACGATCAAGAAGAACCCGTTCTGGGGGCAGCGCCCTCCCATTATTTCGGCGCCCGTCAAGAAGCTGCCGGGTAGCTTTTGGGGCGTCAGTCCGATCAAGGCTGTCGCCCAGTTGCAGTATCAGGCAAACGATGCGGTCAATATGGGGATGGACGCCGCGCAGTACGCTCTCGCGCCTATCGTTTTGACGAACCCGGAGCGTAACCCTCGCGTGGGGTCGATGGTGCTGGAAATGGCCGCTGTGTGGGAAACCAGCCCGCAGGACACGCAGATTTTGCAATTCCCGAAGCTGTGGCAGGATGCCTTGCAACTGGTTGCGGCGACAAAGGCGCAGATTCAGGAGAGTTTCGGCCTCAACCCGGCCATGATGCCGATGGGCGGGTCGCCGTCACGCAAGCCGACGCAGGCCCAGGTGGCGCTGGAACAGCAAGTGACGTTGGAAGGGATCAGTGATGCGGTTCGCGTGTTGGAGTCGTTCATCCTGACGCCGCTGGTCGAACGGATTTTTGAGTATGACCAGCAATTCCGCGATAAAGACGCCAGCATCGAGCACTTTGGCGAGCTAGGCTACGAGGCAGAACTGGAGCGCGTGCCTCCGGTGCAGTGGGGGACGCGGTATCGGTTCGTGTGGAACGGCGTGCAGCGAATGCAGAACGCGCAAAACGTTCAGCAAATGATCGCCGCGATGAACGTGTTGCGCGGGATTCCGCCCGCGCAACTCGGCGGGCGCACGCTTGACGTTGGGCCAATCTTGGACGTGCTGACTGACACTGTGTTTGGCCCTAGGTTGGCAAGCCGTGTTCTCAAATCGCCGCGAGAAACGTTGAGCATCGACCCGCGACTGGAAAACGAGATGCTGGTTCAGAACATGCCGGTTATTCCGAGTCCAATGGACAACGACGCTGAGCATATTCAGATGCACCACATGGCCGCTATGCAAACCGGCGACCCTACACACCAGATTGCGACACATATTCAGCTCCACAACCGCCAGATGCAGCAGAAAGCCGCTGCCCAAGCCCCGCAAGGAGCACCAGGGGTTCCTGGTGGCGCAGGGCCGGGCGTGCCCGGTACTCCGCGTATTGGCGGGCAAGCTGTTGGGCCGCGCGGTGTGGCGCAGCAACCGCCTGGTGCGGTTCACCCCGACCAGATGCACGCGCCGGGGGTCATGCCCCGGAAAATGTAACTCACCTAGGAGACTGTTATGTCTATGTTGGCCCCCATTGAGAAGTTTATTTATGACCATCTGCACCCTCGCGTTGTGGCGTTGGAGGCGCGCGTGGCTGAATTGGAAGCGCGCGTTAAAGAATTTCTCGATAAAAAACTCAACCCCGAGCCGCCCGCAAGCGGCACACATCCAGAAAAGCAGGTGTAAAGGGTTGCAATTTGTCTGATTTTATGTAGCATTCGCGCATTATCGACTAACGTCCGTAAGACGTTGTTCGACTTGTGGCCGTAAGCACACTAGAGGTAAGCATGAACGACGACCAAGAATTTGAAGAAGGTGGATTGGATGAAATCGACACGGAGCAAATCACTCCCGGCAGTGACGAAAATGGCGACGCACAGCAAATCGCTGATGAAAATGCCGAAGCCGTCAGCCAAGATGGAAGTGAAATTGCCGACGACGAAGCTATCGCTGAAGCCGCGCGCGCCGCGCAAGCCGCGCAAGTAGGCCATTCTTCAAGAGCGCAAGATCGGATTCGACGACAACAGGAGGAATTGCAACGCGAGCGCCAAGCGCGCGAAACGGCAGAGCGAGAACGCCAACTATTGCTGCAACAGCTTGAACAACAGCGTACCTCGCTGGAACAAGCCCGACAGCAGCAATATCTTGAGACGCTCGATCCTGCCGAACGCCAAGCGTATTTGCTTCAGCAACGCATGGAGCAAATGCAGCGCGAGATGCAGCTACAGCAGTTCAACCAGCAGGACATGATGGACAAAATCGCGTTCCAACAGCGTGCGTTGCAAAACCCGATGATCGGCAAATACGCTGAGCGGGTTGAGCAGACGTTGTTGCAGATGCGCGCAAAAGGCCAGACTGCCCCCCGCGAGTCGATTTTGAAGTTTTTGGTCGGAGAAGATGTGCTTGCCAAGGCCCCGGCGTCTATCGCCAAAGCCGCCAAAGCTGCTTCTAAATCTACGTCCAAGCCGCTACGCGCTCGTGGCAATGCCGCCCCAGGCGCATCGGATGAAGATGCAGACTTGGAAGAACGCCTCTCTCGGATAACCTTTTAAGGAGCTTACATCATGGCAACCAACAATGCTGCCAACTTTTCTGCGGACGTTGGCAAATACATCCAGAAAAAGACGCTGGAATTGACTCAGCGTCAGATTGTCGTGTCTCAACTTGCGGAGCGGGTTGAACTGCCGAAAGGCATGGGCACGACTTACTATGCGTTCCGTTATGAGCGCGTCCCCCTGCCCTACACTACCTTGTCGGAAGGCGTGCCCTCCGCTGGCGAGACGATGACGATTACGCAAGTGACCGGCACTGTGGCACAGTGGGGCGACCTGATCCGCATCACGGACGTTGCTGAACTGACCATTTACCACCCGGTCTTTAAGAAGGCCGTGGATTTGATCGGTATTCAGGCGACGGAAACCATTGAGCGAAACACGTTCAATGCGATTATGGGTGGCACGCAGGTCAACTATGTTGGCGCTGTGGGCGCACGCGCTAGCCTGACGAACGCCTCCGTTCTGACCCCGCATGAGCTTAACCGTGCAATGGGCACGCTGTTCACCAACGGTGCGCGGTATTACATGGGCGGCGGCGAGACGGATGTCAAGACGAAGCCCTCCGCAAGCCCCAAAGGTGTCGTCGCTGCGACTGCTCCGCACTATGTGGCTGTCATTCACCCGCTGGTCGAACAGGACTTGCGCGAAAATTCTACAGTCGTGACTGCGTGGCAATACAGCGACGTTGGCAAGCTGTATAACAACGAGATCGGTCAGTGGTCTGGTGTGCGGTTTACCCGCTCCAACCTTGTCCCGTCGTGGACTGGTGCGGCGGCTGTCTCCGGTTCGGCGGGTACTGCGGGGTCGCTGGCATCGGGTACTTACTACATCCAGGTTACGGCCTCGGACGCCAACACCAACTACGAGAAGGTGATTTATCAGCCGTCTACGGGCATCAGCGTGACGGGGCCGACCGGTTCCATTAGCGTCACAGTGCCGAGTACGGCGGGCTACACCTACAACGTGTATGTTGGCACGTCGTCTCCCCCGGCGAACCTTGGCTTGTCTGTTGCTGGTCCGACGACTGGCCCGCTGGCTGGCAATGCGACGCAGATCGCCCCCGGTTCGACGGTCGTCATTACGGGCCTTGGCGTGTCGCAAGTCGCACCTGCGGCTCCTGCGAACGGCGTGACGGTCTATCCTACCTTCGTCTTTGGTAAGGAAGCGTTCGCGCAGGTCGAGCTTGATTCGCTCAAGACGTTCTACCTGACTGGCCCGGATAAGTTCGACCCGCAAAACCAAACCCGCGTGGTGTCTTGGAAGGTCTTTTACGGCACGATGATCATGAATAATCAGTTCTTCATGCGCATTGAGTCGGGATCGGCCTTCTCGCCCACCTTTGGTTAATGGTTAACCTGACGGGGCTACGCGCCCCGTCAGTTTCTTTGGAGCAAGTATGAACGACAAACTTGAAGCACAAATCCGCGAGGCGGCGACAGCCGTCAAGGCGAAAAAAGAGGACAAGCCGGTCGAAGCCGAAGCCGAAGTCGAATACGAAGAAGTGGTCATCGACCTTCCCCCGCATAGCAGCCACATCTCAATTGACGGGCGGCATTTTCAACAAGGCGCGTCCTACACGGTCACAAAAGCTCAGGCAGCGTCGATGCGTGATATTATGAGCCGTGCTTGGGCGCATGAGCAAGAAGTTCGCGGCCAGCGCAAACCATTCGACGCATATCGTCGTCAACGCGAGTTCAACCTGAGAGGTTAATCCATGAGTGAAAAAAGCAACGTTGGGTATGTTTATCAGTTTGCGGCGACTGTCGCAGACGGGATGAGTATCACCTTCAACGGGAACCTTCCGATAGGCGTGTCTACTGAAACGATCAACGCTGAACTTGACCGCTTCCGCGCTGTAACCGAACGGCAACGCGCCAAGAACGAAGCTAAGATGCTTGAGGCAATGCTGGTCGAGAAGGAGTCGATGATTCGTAACGCCGAACTGGATTTGCGCCAGTACCTCAAGAAGAACAAGGACGGCGACGACTTTTCTGAACGGCTCAAGGCGAAAATCGAAGAACTGTCGCGCGACTATGAGCGCGGCGTTAAGCAGCTCGAAGAAACACGGGCTAAGGCGGTGTAATGCTTACGGCGCAGCAGATCGTTACTTACGCTTTGCAGATTGCAAAAGCGCCTGGGTACACCGCGCAGGCGGGTGATCTGCTTAACATGCGCCTTGCAACGCTGGCGCGCGCCTATGATCTGGATGTGTTGCTCAAAACAGCCCAGTTCTCGGTGCCCGCTGGTGTTCAGACTTACACCCTCCCTGCGGACTACGTTCGCGGGCACGAGTTGTGGTATTACATTGGCGGTCTGCCGCAGACGATGCGGCAGATTGGCTTGCCCGATTACGACCGGATCAACGTCGGCTCCGTCGCAATGGCGAATCCGACGATGTGGGCGAGCGACCCGGCGTCTGGGGCACTTTATTTGTACCCCATGCCGAACAGCACAATTGCGTTTACGCTGCGGTATTGGAGCCAGCCGTCCGACATTGCTGGTCCTGCAACATCCAGCGTTGTGCCGTGGTTTCCTGATAGCGACTACTTGTTGACAGCACTGGCCGCAGACGTGATGCGCTTGACTGACGACACGCGCCAGTCTCAGTACGCAGCTGAAGCACAGAACAAGCTACAGGCGTTCCTGAAGATGCAAGGCGACCGCGAGAATCACGCTCGCACTGTCAAGCTCGGCAATTCGTTTGCGGGCGGGTCGGGCCGATTGCCGCCGTCTAAAGTCACGGGGTTCTAAATGCTCCGCACCCCGGCAATCCACCAGTGGCGCCCGGTAGGGCTATCTGATGCGCGGGACGGTAAGCTGGCGTTCCCCGGCGCCTGCAAACTGCTGACGAATCTGATTCACGATCCGGTCAGCAACAATATGCTAGCTCCGCGTCCTGCCAGCACGAGTATCACAACGTTCAGCGGGTTTACATCCCCCGGCGTTGTGTCTGTCATGATCACTGTTGGCGCGCGCATCTTTGGCATGATCGCCAGCGGGCTTAACCCCGGCTTTGACCAGCCGTTTTGCTATGATACGGCAACCAATGCGTTTGTGCCCATTAGCGGTGTAACCAGCAGTAATGTGCCTATAACGCAAGGTACGACCGGCGCGTGGACACCCCCTTGCATGGCGGTTGTTGGAAATTACGTCGTCATCACGCACCCAGGCTATACGTTGTCCAGCGGCCCTATTGGGATGATTGATCTGACAACGCTGGCGTATAGCACGGGCAACATGATGAATGGCGCGACTGCCGTGCTGAATGCTGTCCCCACGGCCGTTGCGCAGTTTTATGGTCGCGCATGGTATGCAGTAGGTAACCAAGCCTACTTCAGTGATTCGCTTCACCCGTTGCGGCAAACTGACGCGGGGCAAGTGTTGACGCTTGGAGCGAGCACCGAGCCGATCACTGTTTTTGTACCGCAAGGCATCTCGACCGCGACGCAGGGCATTCTGTCTGCGCTGATTGTGTTCAAGGCAAACTCAATTTGGCAGATTACCGGCGACTGGAATTATGGCGGGTCAACGACGGGCGGCAACCTTGCACTGAACCAGATCACTGCCAGTGTCGGTTGTTCTGCGCCTCGCACGGCAGTTCCGACGCCTGCGGGCATCATGTTCATGGCTGTGGACGGCATTCGCACCATTCCGACACTGAGTATGACCGTCACGGAGCCAAACCCTGACGTAGTGTATCCGTTCTTCAATTGCACGCAGCCGACGCGCGCTTGCGCGGCCTACAGTGCTGACACGTATCGCATTTCGCTCGATACGGTGACGACAACGGACGTGCTTGGGCGGGTTGAATATTGGTTCTCGCTCAAAGTCGGCAAATGGAGCGGGCCGCACACGTTTCCGGTTGACGTTATCGCGCCGCTTGGCAATTCGTTTGTTATCGCGGTCAACAGCATCGGCGCGAAGTTGTTTCAAAGCAATGCTTACACCACGGCTAACGATTCCTTTACGGAAAACGGCACTCCGTTAACGATTAACATGACCAGCACTCTGATTGACGCATCCCCGCCGATGGCGGAAAAGGCGTCTGTCGAAATGACCGTCTCCGCTGTTTATGGCGCGCAGCCCTATACAGTGCAGGTTCTTGACAGCCAAGGGAACCTGATCAATCAGGCGCAGTTGTCGGCTGTCAATATACCAACCACCTGGGGCGGTGCTGGCGTTGTGTGGGGCGCTCTTGGGCTAGTATGGGCGGCGGCGCCTTACAACTCCAGTACGTCGGCATTGGCGTTTTCTGCACCACTCGTGTTTAAAACGTGTCAAGTTGTTCTTTCTGGTTACAGTGACCACTATTTCCGTCTAGGGCGGTTTGATTTCCGCTACGAGGCGCTTCAATACACTGGAGTAAGCTAATGGCTATCATCAATCCATTGACCTACACGATCGCAAACGGCAATCCGGTTGATGCGACGCCGATTCAGGCGAATTTCACGCAGATCGTGCAGAATGTCAATGCGAATGCGGTGTCGCTTGCTCAGGCGCAGCAACAGTTTGCCGCGTTGAACGGCTCTGCAAGCAACCAGTTCGCAGTGGCTAACGCAACAGCGAGCAGCCAAGCGGTCAACCTCGGCCAAGCGAACGGCCTTTATGCCCCTGTTGCGGGCAACGCCGCGCAGACCTTCGCAGTGGCAAACGCATCAGCGAGCAATCAAGCGGTCAACCTCGGCCAAGCGAACGGCCTTTATGCCCCTGTTGCGGGCAACGCCGCGCAGACCTTCGCAGTGGCGAACGCATCAGCGAGCAATCAAGCGGTCAACCTTGGTCAAGCGAATAGTCTTTACGCTCCGGCGAATGTATTAAGTACCGCAGCTGGTCGGCTGTATAACATCACGCGCCTCACTTCGGGGAGTGGCACCTACAACAAGCCGGCCAATATCAACCGACTGTTGATCCGGGCGATTGGCGGGGGCGGCGGGGGCGGCGGGGGCGGCACCAGCATTGGCGGCGGAGGCGGGGGCGGCGGTGGGTATGGTGAGTTGTGGATCCCCTCCCCCGCATCGTCTTATGCGTACGCAGTTGGCGCCGGCGGCGCGGGCGGTGCAGCGGGCGCAAACGGCGCGAATGGCGGAGCTACGACCATCGCGGGTATATCCGCTGGCGGTGGCGCTTACGGGAACGCCAACGGCACGGGCGGCAGCGGCGGGACGACAACCGGGGGGAGCATCAATGTGCGCGGAGGCTATGGCGTATTGGGCAACAGTAGCAGCCCCAACAACGGCGGCGGCGGTGGCGGCGGCCCCGTATTCGGCGGCAGCGGCCCCGGAGGCAACGCTGCCGTAGGTGGCAGCGGCGTATTCGGCGGCGGCGGTGGCGGCGGCGGCGGTGGCGTCAGCACCTACAGCGGCGGCGCAGGTGGCGCGGGCTACATTGAAATCTGGGAGTTTGAATGATGAGAGCAGCGCGAATCGAGAGCGGCGTCGTTGCCGACCTATGGGAAGTTCCGTCGCTGGACTGCTACGGCGACCTGTATATGCTTGTCGAAGCGCCTGAATGGGTGCAACTTGGCGCGACGTGGGACGGGACGACGTTTGTCAATCCGCCGCCGCCGCGCAAGACGCCGGAGCAGATCGAAGCGGAATTTGTTGCTAAGGTTCAAAGCCGCCTCGACACTTTCGCCCGCGCCCGTGGATATGATGGAATCCTATCTGCATGTACCTATGTGACGAGTACGGTTTCGAAGTTCGCTGCTGAAGGGCAATACTGCGTGCAAGCGAGAGACGCGACATGGGCTAAGTGCTATGAAATCCTGAATGCAGTGCAATCTAATCAGCTCCCCGTTCCGACGTGGGAAGAACTTGAATCTGAGCTTCCGGTATTGCAATGGCCGAATTGAACAATGACGTATCTCAAACTTATCGCTTTTTATCTTGGCCTTGCATACGTCACTTGGTTTGTTTTCCTTGCGGTCATGGCACTTCTTGCCGCACGCAATAGCGGTAGGCTGACCAGGCTGAGTGAAGTACTTGCAGTGCCCATCCTCATCATTGGATGGCTGCTTGATTTCATTCTTAACGTAGCATCCACTGTCTTATTTCTCGACCTGCCGCAGGAGTGGTTGCTGACTATCCGATGCGATAGGTACCTTTCTATTGCGAATCCTAACAAGTTGAACAGGTATCGTCAGCGTGTCGCCCGTGCGCTGTGTCATAATCTGCTCGACCCTTTCCAATCAGGCGGGCATTGCAGAGGAATCGACTCATGAGCAAGTCTGGTATCAAAATCAACCCTGCCAATAAGGGCAAACTGCGTAAGACGCTTCACGTTCCGAAAGACGAGAAGATTCCTGTGACAAAGTTGGAAAAGGCAAAGCATTCTCCTAACCCAGTAACGCGCAAGCGCGCGACTTTTGCGCTCAACGCAAGGAAGTGGGCGAAATGATCCGCGATCTGATCTACGTTCTTTCGTTGGCGGCGATCTTTATTGTGGGTGAGCTTGCTTTTCGACGATACTTGAAACGCCGCTATGGATCACGACAAGATTGACTTCTCGTTTTTTACCTGGTCGTCCGTTCTCGGCGCATTGATCGGGCTAGGCCAGCTTCTCGACTCCGCTGAGGTGCTATCTTGGCGTATTATTATGGGGCGCGCGCTTGTGTCAGCAGGGTTGGCATCGACTGCTCCGGCGCTCTTGACGTGGTTTCCCCAAATGCCTCGCATGGCTGAGTTTGCGTTCGCAGCAGTGCTTGCCAGTCTCGGCACTTCTGCAATTCAATCCATCGTGCGCCGGATACTGCTTGGGCGCAATAACTAGGAGGTGTAATGGCTGTCAAGCAGTACGTACCGATCAACAACTGAGCAAAGGAGAATCAAATGGCTGCAAAGACTGACTATCTGGAAAACAAAACCATCGACTGGATGTTTCGTGGTCAAACGTTCACCCCGCCCGCGACAGTGTATGTTGGGCTGTTCACTGCTGCGCCGACCGATGCCGGCGGCGGTACGGAAGTGTCTGGCGGTTCGTATGCCCGCGTGGCTGTAGCGTCATCTCTCGCCAATTGGGCGGGCACGCAGTCCGCCGGAAGCACCACGGCCAGTACCGGCACCAGCGGCACGACGAGCAACAACGTTGCCATCACCTTCCCGGCGCCCACTGCAAACTGGGGCACCGTGACATCATTCGGATTGTTCGACGCAGCGACCGGCGGTAATCTGCTGTTCTACGGCAATCTGAACACCGCGAAGACCATCAATAACGGCGACGCCGCTCCGAGTTTTGCCCCCGGACAGTTGTCCGTGCAAGAGGATAACTAACGATGCCTGCGAACTGGATTGGCGCATCGACAACGACCACAGGGACTGGCACGCTCACGCTCACGCCACTGGCCGGGCATGTTCTGCCTTCTGCTGCGTCACAGGCAATACCTGTAGGTACGCTCGTCTCCTATTCGCTAATTGCATCGGACGGGACAATGGAGGCAGGAATTGGCACTATCGGCGCGTCTGATACGTTCGCACGCACGAGAGTGACCGCAACGTTCGACGGCACGACATATAACAATCGAACACCTTCAGCACTCTCGCTTCCTTCCGGCACACACAAGATATACATTACGGAGATCGCTGAATCAGTATTTACCCCGATGCCGTCTCCATTGACTGGCCCGACAAATGTAAACGTAGCATCGGCAAATTTTGTGGGCACGCAGAGCAACACAGGAACTGCCGCTACACAAAGGCCAACAGCATGGCCTTTTCTGCTAAATACCTCCGGGGTATTAACTGCGATGGGGATTACTGTTGGAGCCACAGGCGCAGGTTCAAGTGTTCTATTGGGGTTGTATGATGTCAAAAGCAATGGAAACCCTGGAAGACGTATTGCTATGACAACCGCAGCGATTGATACGAGCACAGGAGGCGGAACGCTCAAGACTCAGAGTGTGGATAACAACGTTAGGTTAACGCCAGGATGGTACTGGGCGGCTTTGGTCGTAACGGGTGGCACAAATCCGACTTTCGCTTCAATGGCGCAGACGTCATCGGCATTCGGATTTTCCGGCAACGTCCAAATAGTTAATGTGCGAGAAGACGTAGCAGATGCAACTTTGCCAGACCCGTTCGCGACATCGCCTTTAGTTTATGTGCTTAGTAGCGCACAAGCTGCTGCGGTAATCATCAATTTAATACTCTCATAAGGAAAATCATGGCAATCACATTCCCAGATCCAACAGCCCTTCAATGGGAAGACCTCGGCAACAAAATCCAGCAAGCCGGGTATCAGCTTGTGCAGGCCGACGGCGTGTGGATTGCGTATGGCCCATCGACCATGACGCAAGCGCAGGTTGACGCTGCCGTCCAGACCATCATCAACGGCTACAGCATCCTTCCGTACGCCAAGAAAACCGGCGTCCAGCAGGTGAACAAAGCCAAGACGGCGAACTACTACACGCTCTATACGCCAGCGTTCACAGCCATTGATCCGACTATTGAGGCCGAGTTCCAGGACAACTTCGGCAACGCCATCGACGCAATGCTTGATCTGTGGGCATCCATAAACTCTTCAGCGAAGTCCGCCACGACCGCATGGCAGAAGGTGCTCAACACTCGTGCCGCCGCAAAAACTGCAATCGCATCTATCAAGGCTGTGACGGATCAAGGGTCTGCTGCGGCAACAATGGCGGCGGTGCAGTCCATTGTGAATGGAATCGTCTGGCCCGCGTAAATGAGCCTCGGGCTTGAGTCTCTCGGCCTAGAATCACTTGGGCTTGCGCCTGCGCAGCAAGCGAGCGGTGGCGGAGCCGCCGCACTCAATGGCTTGGCTATGTCCAACGCCAGCGCCAGCGCTGCCCTCACCACCCAGATTCCGCTGATTGGCGCCGCTGCTGTATCGTCCACGGCAGGCGGTGACCTCACCACCCAGATCCCGCTGACTGGTGCTGTCGTCGTCTCATCCACGGCGGCCGCAGGGCTGTCCACCGCGATACCGCTGACTGGTGCTGTCGTCGTCTCATCCACGGCGGCCGCAGGGCTGTCCACCGCGATACCGCTGACTGGCGCCGCTGCTGTCTCATCAACGGCTAGCGGCGGGCTGTCCACGGCGATACCGCTGACTGGTGCTGTCGTCGTCTCATCCACGGCGGCCGCAGGGCTGTCCACCGCGATACCGCTGACTGGCGCCGCTGCTGTCTCATCAACGGCTAGCGGCGGGCTGTCCACGGCGATACCGCT